CTAGTCATTGCTACCTCCTACATAGTCGTTTATCAATTCCTCGATGTAATCACTTTTAACATTATCTACCCTTTCGGTAACTTGTTTGTCAATATATGTTTTCATCTCTGCCTTAAAGGTATTTATTTCTTCATCAGTTAAATCCTTTCCATTAAACTCGCCATTATTCGCTCTCTGTTCTATATTTTCGGCTATTGCTTTAGTTTCGTTCATTATTTCAACAATCTTTTCCCCAAAGCTCTGCTGATGTTCCGGTGCTATACCGTCAGGAAGCTCCGCCCTTTTCTTGATAAGAATTAAAAAATCATACACTGTTCTTGAACTGTCCTCATTAATGACGTATACGCTCAACATTCCTTTTCCACCGATTTGAAGAATGTTGTCCGGAATGTCGCATTGATTGTTGTTAATTACAGTTTTTTCATTTATTTTCTGATTAGAAAAATGTGCTTCTGAGCCATCTGGAATATCAATTCCGTCAAATACAAGAACCTGTCCTGCATCATATTGAGTAGCTTCAATCGTTCTTCCAATTGACACATTAATTACTTTTGTTTCCATATCTGCCCTCCTTTATTCTGTTACAGTCAGCTTTGCAGGATTAGTTATTATCGTATTTCCATTTTTATCTGTAATTACACATCTGTATAATCTGCCATTGAGCACCGTTCCAACGGGAGACACAGTTAATGTTGCTGTATTGTTTCCTGTAAGACTTGTGTTGCCCCACTTAGCACCATTACTACTGCTTACCTGCCACTGGTATGTAAGGTCTTCGCCCTCTGCTACTACTGTATAGCTGACAGAATCGCCTGATTTAGCCGTAACATCCTGAGGCTGTGTTATAACTTTTAAAATGGTTGAAGAACTGCTTTTCCACAAAGGAATGTTCTTAAGCCTGCTCCACACAAATTCACCTAAATTCTTACCACCTAAAGCTGTATGATGTATGTTGTCGATGTTATATTTATCTGACGAAATCATTCTTGCATATCCAAGTCCTGCCTCTTCACCCATTGGAATGTAAAGAACGCTATTAATTGCACATACCTCTTTAATAGCTTTCCACTGGTCGAATTTTGTATGATTATCGGTGCCGAATTTTCGTTCTGGAGCAAATTCTGACGTCTTATCATCAGCCTTGTATCTGCTGTTTGTTGATGATATTACAACAATTTGAGCATTTGTGTTTTCCTGTAAATATCTTATACATTGATTAAGAGCACCACAGAATGTATCGTCTCCAATATCGTATATGCTTCCGATATTAGCAGATATATCATTCGCTCCAACCTCCAACGTTATTAAATCTGCGGTCAACTTTCCGTCAGCGACATTCATAACTGCATCCTTAATTAATGTGTTTGAACATATTCCACCACCAGATGTTCCCTTATTCATAAGATGTAACCCACTCAAATCTCTAACTGTTTTGCAGTATTGGCCAACTCCATCAATATCAGTCAGACTTGTTCCGTATGCATACCATATCTTGCCATTCCAATGACTTCTTAATTTTTCTTCTAATTTTTTCAATTCTTCAAAACCGTCTGCTATTGCTCCTCTAACATCTCTTGCCAGTCTTGCATTTCTAATGCTTCCAATAATTTCACTTAAATCTGCCATATCAATTCTCCTTTATTTCAATGATTTGTAGCTTCTTGCTGAATACAGTATCTCGCCAAATGTAAGCTGTGTATTCCATGTCTCGTTAATGTCTCTTGTCAACTGTGTCAATTCTAATCGTTCGCTTATTCCCAATTCAGGACAATCTATCAAATAAGTTGAATATATTTCAAAACTGTCCGGTGTAACATCAATATCAAACAAATCCAAACAATTAACTGTTATTGTTCTTGTTACCTTGCTGTTACTGTTAAGCCAATTCTTACCTGCCTTCGCCAACGATTTCGTCTTGCTCAAATAGTCAAACGTATGCATTTTCGTTATAACACCAAATTTCTTGATTGCTTCCACATCATCAACCCAAACAGTATCAATTCCTAATGTTCCCATTAAGGCCCCATCTTTCGTCATTGGAATAACTCTTGTACAGATGTTATCGAAATTATTTGCAACAGTAAGGCTCTGCATATTCTCGCCCAATCTGATGATTGTATCGCCTGCCTCGTTCAGTCCCTTATTGCAACACAACTTGCGCTTCATGTTTCCATCTTTTCCTAGATATTCTGTAACATCATAGTTAAGATATTTAGTTAGATTTTCATCAGTTAATGCATCGAATGAACTCTTATCAGCTGACGGACTGTATTCGCCTATTGTGTCCGTAGTAGCGAATGAATCTATATCAAAGTCGTGTCCGTTGCTACAATTTTCGTTGTGCCAACGAACAAATTGATATACTACTTGATTAACCGGAATATTTTCAGTCATTCCGTTAATGGCTGAATACAGATAGTTAATCGTATCTTTGAAGTAGCCTAGCCACCCTTCACAAGTTACAGTTTTATAAAAACCAGTGCTGTCAACCTTTCCTTCAATCAAGATTATTCTACCGCCAAACTTCTGACGTTCTTCGTCATCTGCCGTTGGGTCATATATTCTAACCAATGTCTTATATTCAGATAGTTTGTTATAGCCCGGATTGTCCGGATATATATTAAATGTGCAAGACGGAATCTTGTTTTTAGCTTTCGTATACGTTCCAGACACTCTATACTCTGTGTCCGGAGAGTTAATAACTGTCCTCTCTCCGTCATTCTCAATTTCAACTGTGTACATCATTAAAGCTCCTTTCTGACATAGTCTATCGTCAAATTCGATGGACTTGGACTTACTGCTTCAATAGTTATATTGTTTAATCCCGGTTGGAGAACGAAGCCTGCTTTTCCGTTTTTATTCAATGCGTATGTTGTTCCATTAACCTCAACAGTACAGCTGTTGTAATCACCTTTTGATGTAAATTCGACAGGTGTTGAACATATGTTGTCAATTTGAAATGTCTCTCCTGTCGCAATAACGAAATCCGTTACTGGTATCACATCAATCGGAAAAACAATACTGTCCCACTCCAATTCCGATATTGGAGTGTTGAAAATCTTGTAAGGATAGCATTTGAATGTTATCGTTAATTCAACATACCCATTCTCGTTAGATGCCGGAACAACGCTCAAACACTCTCCTAAAAAGTGGTATTCCGGTGTTGCCGTGTCCTGAAGGACTGCTTCAACTGGGCTTAACAGCCAATTGTTAATAGCTGTCAAAATCTTGTCTAACTGTTCCGTATCTTTTTCGATTAGCTGACAAGTATAAACAGTTGTTCTATCATCAAACGTTGGTCGGTTAATCACCTTTGCCATGTTATAACTTCCTGACCGGAAAGGCATTGACTGTCTGTAGTCAGTCTTGCCCGGTGGCTCCTTAGTCACTGTATCTACAATCAAGTCAAATGCTTCTAATCCGTTAATTCCGTTAAATATGATTGTTCTATTCAATTGCAAGCCCCCTTCCTTGAAGCGCATATTTAATTCCGTCAGTTCTGTTCCTACTACTTTCAGTTCTTTCATTGAGCCTATCAGCATTAACATACAAGTTGTTATCCTTTTTCAGAATTGCTTTCAAGAGGCTGTTCGTTTCTGAAACCTCAATCTGATTTTTGATGTTAATATTTCCCGTATCTCTGTTCAATCCCATAATTTCGCCTGCCTGCTTGTATAAGGCAATTGAACGTGGCTTGTTGTTGAGCGGAATTGCTGCTTCTGCTGATTCTTCTGCAAAGGATGTAACAAACGCACCTTTTGCGTATATTCCACCTTCCGCATTTTGCGGAATTTTCATAATTGAAGGAATACCGGCTATGGAAGTCACTTTCTTATTAACTCCCTTATTCTTAACAGCGATATTCATAGACACATCAACCGGATTCAATGTGAAAAATTCTTCAACACCGACTTTGAAGCCGTTGCTATATTTTTTGCCACTCTCCTTACCTGCTTCAACATATTTACCGCCAGCTTTTTTACATTCAGCGACCGAGATATTATAAGCCTTTTTTGCGATTTCAACCTGTTCCTTAGTTATTCCTGATGTACCTTTTTTATATTCTTCTGCTAAATATTCATATGTTTTCCTTGTATCTTCTACCTGCTTTTCTAATGTTTCTTTATCTGCTGTTGATGCACTTTTCAAATCATATGTAATTTTTGCTAACGCACTATTAATTTTTTTCGTGCTTCCACTAGCGACTGCCGTTGTTAAACTTTCATAATTCTTAACATTATTGGAATATTGAGCATACGTCTTTGAATATTCAGCATGTCTTTGCTGATATTCAGCCAAATCGTCTTCCAATTTTTGAACCTTAGCAGCAGCGTCCGTTCTGTCTTTCATTGATGAGTTAGCATCATCTTCTAATGCTTTCAATTCGAGCTTAGCGTCTGACAGCTTCTCAACAGTATCACTCATTAACTTTGAGTTATCAGCCAACTTTTTAGAGTATTCTGCCTGTCCGCTTAATGCCTCGTTATAGTTGTCTTTTTGAGAATCCATGTAGGCTTTTGCTTTTTCCGTAGCAATAACATCTTGAATTGACTTCCTGACATTCTGCCATCCTTGGACTGTTCCGTTAATGATGTTCATTTCAATTCCGAAGCTGTCCTTTAAGTCCTTACGAATGACTTCAACTCTGTCCTTATATCCTTTTTTAATTTTTCCGTTTTTGTCGATATATTTATCTAATTGATACATATATCTATCGTATGTCTGATATTCCTTATCAACCTCGGTAGTTGCATCCTCAACGGAATTTTTGAACTCTTTTCTAACTTCGATTGCTTTTTTGACTTCCTCGGACTGCTCCTGCGTCCTTGTCGTAGCCTGATACAAGGCATATGCAAGAGTGCCGACAGCTGCTGCTACACCTATGAAGATGTTCGCTTTCATAGCAGTATTCAATCCAACCTGTGCCACTGTTTCAGCTTCTGTTGCAGTCGTGTCAATTGCTCTAGCTACTGCCATTTTTTGAACCGCTCCAACAACTGTATAAACACCCTTTCCAACATCCACAAGGCTGTTTCCGAATTTGACAACCTTGTTTATTGCAAATGCTGTTCCTGCAACAACTCCAATTGTCTTAATCGTATCGGCTATCTCTTCTCCATGCGTTTCGGCATATTTGGCAAATTCTTGTGTTCCTTTAAGGACTTTCTTAATATCCGGCTCTAATTGAGTGATAAGCGCTTCGCCTGCTTCTGCTCCGGCTAATTTCAGATTTTGAATTGCTAACTCACTCTTGCCAACACCAGATGAAATTTCTTTGGCAGTACGATTAACAGCACCTTTGGAGTTTTTGATTGTTTTTAAAAACTTACCATATTCAAATCTTCCGTTCTGAATTGCATCAGCCAGATCAGGACCTGCTTTAGAGCCAAATACTTCAATTGCTTTCGTTGTTGCAGAAGCAATATTCGGTGCTTTCTTAATTTCTTCAAGAGTTTTTTGGAACTCAACTCGTCCATCCTTGCCCTCTTTACCCCAATTAGATATAGCCTTTTTCATTCCACTAAAAGCAATTGAGGTATTAACACCTGCTTTTTCCCATTGCGCAAATAAAGCAATAGATTCTTGAATATCAAATCCCAACGCTCGCATTGGTGCGCCATATTTGGTTAAATTAGTGGTTAATTCTGCTATTCCGATACCACTTCCCTGCGCTGCTACAGTTAATGCGTCTAATACTTCGCTATATTTTTTAGCGTCAATTCCTGCATCACCCATTGCTCTGCTGACTAATTGAACACTTTGAGTGGCATCAATATTGTTGATTCTTCCAAATTTAATAAATTTAGTGGTGCAATCCTCTGCCGCTTTTCCGGTAAATTCAAAACGTGTTTCGACCTCACCTAAAGTGGCACCAATATCGCCAAAGTCTCCTTTAACGCTACTAGCCACGTTTTTATAGCTCTGCTTTACCTCTTCTGCTGCTTTCCCGGTTGCTCCGGTTGCTTTAAGCGCTGCATCCGAACCCTGCTTAACGTCAGTAAACAACTTAACCGCTCCGGCTCCGGCAGCAATGGAAGCACCTGAAAGCGCACCGGAAGCCTTTGAGACTGCATCAAGTCCTTTTTTTAAGCCTTTTTGAGCTGTTGCAACTGCTTCACTCTGTTTCTTCTGCTGTTCTAATGCAGTATTTGTTGTTTTAATCTCTCTCTCAATGTTCTGTTCAGCCACCTTGGAAGTGTTTAACTGTTTAGTCAGGTTATTAACTTCAACGGAATTGCTTCCATATATGCTTTTCGCTTTCTGCAATTCTTCATTGAGATTTCTTGTTTTGCTCTTCTGTGCTTCTAATTCCTGATGTAAGAGTGACTGTCTTTTTGTCAGTCCAGTGATTGAAGTGCCGTTGTTCTTCATCTCGGCAGCATTCAATCTTAATTCACTTTTTAACGCTTCTATATCTCTGCTTGATTTTTTGATTGCATCACTGAACTCTTTCGTTTCAGCTGTAAATATAATCTTCGCTTCATTCTGCTTTGCTGCCATTAACTGCTCCTTCGTTCTATCTGATATGAGAGCCATTGCTCATATGCGTTTTCGTCTGCCAATATTCCATTAATGAATGAAATATCTAAATTCCAAAAGGCATTTTCGGAAAGACTTCCTTTGATGACGTACCAAAAATAACAATCTTTGACGTCAAATAATTTGAAATCTCTCGGTAGCCTTATATTGTCACTTTTTCTTATACTGAATGTCCTCTTCTTGAATGGCTCGAGGAACCTTAGTTTTTTGGATAAATTAAATCGTAATAAACTGAAAGTGTTTCATTTCTGTTGTTGGAAATTCTATCAAGGAAATCCTCAAAGGAAATCTTCTCATTTCCGGCACATAAATAGCCGATATATACCACCTTAACCATGTCCAACTCATTCAGCTGATCTTTCGCCTGCAAGTTGAAATATTCTTCTGCAAGCTCCGGATTTTCTTTTTCTAATTTGTACAAATCTTTAAATGTCAATTGAACCGGAACACCTATTCCGTCTTTTAGTTTGAGCATCTTTTTTTCTCCTTTTCAAAATAAGGGGGATTTCTCCCCCTCTTTATTTGCCTTTTTCCTCGTTCTTAGGTGTTTTATTAACTTCAATCAAGGACTTATCAACAGAGTTAATCTCTTTAATTCTTTTTTGAGTAAAGTCGACTTTTTCGCCGACCTTGTAAAGAGTGCCATTGTATTTGTCCCGAAATTCTTTCCTAACTGTTACTTCCATATGTGCCTCCTTATGCGATTACTGTTTCCCAACCTAATTCTGATGTGAAAGTCTCCATCCAAGTTTTTTCAACAACATCCGTAACCTCTGACATTAATGCCTCATATACACACATTTCATAATCATCTGAAAGTGCTGTTCCTTCAATCTCAATCTCTTCAACTTCTTCTGCGCCGTTAGTAATTGTTCTACCAAATGCAGATGTAATGACGAATCTCGGATATGCTACCAGTTTCTCTCTACCATCTTCATCGTAAATTTTTCCGGTGATAACAACTTCTTTATGAATTGACTTTGTTCCATATGCATATACACCTTTTTTCAATCCTTTAACGTCCATTCCTAATGCCTTGTACAGATGAGGCGCTCTCATGTGCAAATTCATCTTGACTGTTGCAGTTCCATCACCACGTGTTCTCTGTTTTTTAATAACACCTTCACATTTTTTTGTTACAGTTTTGATGTTTTTTGTCTCATTAAGAGTACCTACGCATCCAATTCTGTCGGCTTTTTCGTCACCTTCAAATTTAATCGAAGTTTCTTTAATTTCATAATCTGAAAAAACTTTTTCGTCTGCCATTTCATTTCTCCTTTACAACTTATTAATCTGTTCCGTTAAGCGGTCAAGACACATCTCAACTACTGTTCCGGCTTTTGCTTCAACACCTCTTAGCATGAAGTGTTGTTCTCCTCTATGTCTCTTAGTGTTTGTTCCATCATCAGGGAAGTAAAGATATGCATAAGCATTTTTATTTACAATCGTGACGGATAAATTTCCACCAATGGATGTAAACGGCTTAGCCTGCTTTGCAGCCTTCTTTTTTCCAACCCATTTTCTATGCGATTCAGGAAGCAAATTTTGAATGCTTTCTTGAAAAATCTGTGGGGCTTCGTTGTGAAGAACGTCATTAACGATTTCCTCCCCGCTTTCCTGCAAGAGAGAAATCTTTTTTTGAAGTTCTTCAAAATTATCCTCAACTTTAAATTCAACCATTCTACCGCCTCCTTGCCTTATGGAAGTAGATGGAACATATCTCAACTATTGTATCTGCGTTTTTACGCATATATAAATAATCAGCAGATTTATTTGATACCTTAAATCCTGCTTGTTCTACTGCTTCAACTACCAAATCAAATGTATTTTCGGGGACGTAATTTTCCCTGACAATGGTAACTACATATCTATCTACAAATCCGTTCTTATCAGTGCTGATGTCCGTTGTGTTTCTTGCATATACGATATAGTTCCATAGATTATTTTCGGTGTCACCTGCGACACCATAGAATGTGTTCTTGTCAATCTCTTTTAACTTTTCCTCCAACTTATTCAGCAATCTTATCAACTCCTTCAAGGTAAAAATATGTGTTCCTATCGTCGCTATCTATGTATTTGATTGAATAGTACATCTTGCCAATCACTGCGACGTGCTTAGAGCTTACATTTTTGACTTTTCTCGTCTTAATTTTCATATCAAGTGAAAATCCGTCCTGTTCGGCAAAGGCCATGTCCTGCATTCGCTTAGACATTTCGCTATAGTTTAATTTCACTATAGTTTTGAAATTGTCTTCATTGACATGGTCGGATTGAACGGAAAAATCAATTTTGTTTTTGATTTTTTCGCAAATCCTTACTACTCCGTCATTGTATTTGTCGAATTGGCTTTTTTCCATTGCTTCACCTCATTTTTTGCTCTCACACCTAAAATTTCTGAACGATAGTTTTCAGAAAATTTTTCGCTAACATTGTTCAGCTCATACAAGCAGTAGTTTTTTAACAACATTCTCTCTTGGCTTGGTTTAATCCAATCGATTTCTTCGCCCTCTTCAACTCCGAAGAGCGAGCGAAGAATAGGGATTCCGTCTTCAATTATTCCAACGATTTTTCTGTCGAAATCTTCGTCTTCAAATGTAATATCCAACGCATCTTTAATTTTTAAAATCAATTCTTCGCTCATCATCTAATCTCCTTAGGCTGTTACTGTCTTCTCTGCCATATCCTTGACAAGAACATAGAGTTCTTCAAGTTCAGATATGTCAAGAAGTAAGAAGCAAGTGTTGTCATATGCTCTTCCTGTAGCATATTGCTTAATCTTGTATGCTCTCTGGTCTTCAATGAATTTGTATTCATCTGAAACTTCGATAACACCACTCTTGTCTCCTCCGGCAAGAAGTGAATATTCTTCCGGAATACCTATAATTGCTTTTCCGGTAGCGACAGCAGATGAAACGATTGTTTCTGTTGCGAATGGGAAAACATCTTTAACAAATGCTCCTGAGCCATTTAAAACAGTTGTCGCAGGCATTACTTTTGTTAAATAATCGGTCATATTTGTTATTAAAATAACACTGCCGAATGTTCTGTCGTTGCCCTTTTCAGTCTTTGCCAATTTGGAAAGAACGTCGCCGTATTCCTTTGGTCTAAATGACTTTAACTTAATTGCTGTCTTAAGCGGATAGCCAGTAGAAGTTGAGAATGATACACCCTCATGAATATCTCTTGTCATTCCAATAGGGCAATCAACACCGTTTCCGTTTACAATTCCATCTTCAAGTCCGTAAGCTAATGAAGCTGCGAGAACCTCTCTTACATATGCATCAAGGAATGTTGGCCCCATATCAATTAAGCCTTTGCTTATAAGCACAAATGCTGAAAGCTTATTCTGATGAACGTCTACTTCTTTCAATCCAGACGCAATTTCCTTAGTTATTGCATCTGTAATCTTGCCCCATACGGCTTTCTGTGTTGAATGGTCAGATAAAATCCATTTAGTGATATATCCAACAAATCTAAAGTTGATTTTGGATAAAAGCGGATGTTCTGCCTTTAATTCCTTATAAACATCTTCAATGATTGTTGTTGGCATTGCTCCATCAGGAATTGCAGTTAATAAAGCCTGCTTAGCGTCACTAGCCTTAACTGATTCCATGATGCCCTCATAGAATTTCTGTTCAGCGGTTGTAAGCTGTCTGTAGCCTCTCTGTGTTAATGCCTGCTCGTCATGTGTTCCCTGAAGTTCTTTGTAATCTCCAATGATTTTTTCATAAATTGTGTTACAAAATTCTGTAACTGCTGCGGATGCGTCCTCTGCATTTCCGCTTTTTACTGCGTCTGCAATCTTCTGAATTGCTTTAGCCTTCTGCTCTTCGTATGCCTCTGGTTTAAACATATAAAATTTTCTCCTTTTCTTATAAATTCTTTAATATTTCAAACATTACGTTTGTTGCTTCTGCGGGTTCCGTTGTTTCCGGTGGCTCCGGATTCTTAATTACTTCTTTCTGATTTGCAAGAAGAATCTGCTGAATGGCTTTCTGTGCCGACTGTGCCGGATTTGAATTGCCGTCACTTACAATTTGTGTGGCAAATCCCATCTCAATACATTCTGCTGGGCTTAGCCATGTCTCTGCGTCCATTAATTCTTTCAGCTTCTCTTCGCTAAGATTAACTACTTCCTTGTAGGCTTCGATAGATGCCTGAGTGATTTTAGCTAAATCTTCTGCTGCTTTGTTCATTGCTGCTGCGTCTCCACTAGCAAATGACCAAGCATTGTGGATGAAAAGAAGTGATGCGTTAGACATTATTCTTTCATCACCTGCCGAAAAAATAACGGATGCTATGCTTGCAGCGAATCCATCACAGTATGTTCTAACTTTAGCCTTGTGTCTCTTCAATGCTGACCTAATAGCTAATCCTTCTGCGACTTCTCCGCCATAAGAATTGATATAAACATTAATGACCTGTATATCTTCCGGTAAGGACTGCAATTCCTTGCTTAAAGTGAAGGAGGAAATGTCACTTTCGTCCCACTCCCAAGAAGTAATATCGCCATATATGTATACATCAGCTTCTTTTTTTTCTTCGTTAATTGCCATCTGATAATATTTTGATTTCATTCCGCTCTACTCCTTTCCACCCTCTGCCGTTCCATCCATCACGTCTTCGGCTTTTGAGTTGTTTTTTGTTATAAAGAATTGTTTTCCAAATTCTTCCTCTATTGAATCAAGCCCAAATAGCTCTCTTACTTCGTCCGGACAACAGATTGTATTCGCTATTAATTTACTTGCGTTGTCTGCTCCGTCAAGAAGAGTTGTATAAGCTATCTTGCTTGTATCAATCTTTACCTTGCATCCCTTTTTCCATTCTTCATAATTCCAACAGCCTGCATTGATTACATCCTCAATCAACTTCGTCCAAGGCTCTACCCCAAATGTGATAAACTGCTTAATGATTTCAGTAACGTTGTTAATGTTACCTTCCATCATTGAAATTGGAATCTTGTATGCCTCTCCAACCATCTGAAACATATCTTTTCTCAATTTAACTAAATCATCACAGTTCTTTGTTTGATTTCCGGTCTTAAATTCCTGCAAATCAAAGCCTTCGTTTTCCGGATATACTCCATTGTTGCTTTCAAGGAAATCCTTCAACTGTTCTTTCAAAAATTGATTGTAATATTCATTAAAAGTTAAATCTCCAATCTTATCCTGCTTAATTTTCATTTTGAACTTGCTACTATTAACTTTCAGGAAACTGTCTAATGCGTAGCTTATAGCCTTGCCATATTCCATGTAGACTGAGTTAATCAATTCTGATATATTCTCATCCTCTAACCGGAAATGTAAGACCTCACTTGCCTTGAATGTTTTATTTAATGAAAGTGTTTCAATGCAAATCGAAGAATATTCATCCTCCCGGAACGGATAAGGCTGTCTCTGATAGCTGTCGGCAACGTATATCTTGCCATTGTTCTGAATGACTAATGCTCCGTCAGGGTTAGTAAGCATTTTCGTTACTAACTTGTTAATAAATTCACTACCTGACTGATTATTGTTCGGCTTAACATTCCACAAGTAATACTGATAGCTCTGTGTATCTTTCTTGCCATTCTTGTAGAATTTAATTTCACATTTGCTAATTGCATTCGCTATGTAAGACACGGCTATTTGAATTGCCAAAGCCTTGAAAGCCAATTTAGTTGATGTTTCAGCGGAAACGCTGTCAACTCTTGCTGTTGATATTTTTTTCTCAATAAAATTTGTTAATTTATTAATTAATCCCATATTGCTCCTTTATATGATTATCGGCTCAATGCCGGATATATCCACCAAATTCGGTGTATCTAACAAGCCTATCTGTGTCATTCCTGCTGCAAAGGCTTGGAATGTATCTGTTTTCCTGTAATGTGGTTCGATTTTTCCGTAAAGAATGTTGTTCCCGGAATCGTACTTCTTAACATTATTAACCATCCAACGGAATACCGGAACGTCACCAATCACTAAATTATGATTAATAAACAATGAATTTATAGGACTTACAACTTGTCCTATATCATTTGGCCTAGCAAAAAACAAATTCTTTTGTTCTTTACTAAATCCAATTCTTTTCAGTGCTGGCAACAGATAACCTCTCCTGAAATAGTCAACAACCATTCCCTTGATTTGATAGCCATGTTCATCAATTTGTTTATCAAACCATTCAGCCAACATATCTGCCGGAATTTCAACTTTATCAACTATCGTCAAATCTCCCTTTTTCTCCCATTTTTCAATAGGTGCTTTAATTCCCGGCAAATCTCTTGAATATTTGCAAACAAATGTGTGTTGCTTAACATATATCTTTTCATTAATCCGAAAAATCAAAACAACTCCGGCAAAGTCATTAGTTAAAGCATAGTCACAAGCTCCAATGCAGTTCATTCCGTCAAGGTCAGGGACTTCCTGATTTGTTGCAAGAATATCTTCCCAAGTTGCTATTTCAACATCTTTATTTCCAACAGGAAATCCCATTCTCTTCGCCATAAATTCTGAAAAATAATCCATTTTGTATGGCATGTCTTTAACCTCTTTAGCAACTCTTTTTTTTAGAGAAGGGAAATCATTGATTGATGGAATAGCCTTAACCCATTTTTCAGGGTCTTTCCATTCTTCCTCTTCCTCTATTCTGCACCAGAACGGCAGTGTTCTATTTTCAGGATCATATTCTTTCAAAACATCCTTCATCCTGTCCTTATCTTGGTCGAGTAGTCCACCTCTGTTTTTTCCGTCAGAACTGATTGTGATTGTTCTGTCTTCCGGAATCTTACCAAGTCCAGATGTTAATACATCTATGTTCTCTCCGTCAGTAGCAAGATAAGCATGTTTTTCATCGATGATAATACAACCAGTTCTTTTTGAATCTTTTGTCTTAGCAGAGCTAGTATTATATCTGATATGCGATTTTGTGACCTTGCAACAAATGTCTTCCTTAGTGGCGGAATAATTACTTTTCATTGCCTTTGCATATTTCGCCGGTGGATTTGTTACTATTTCATATACATCATTAAATGATGTCTTCGCTTGGTCCTCTGAATTGGCAAGAATATCAATGTTATATCCCTGTATGCCGTTATATGGACTAGTGAAATAGAATATTAAAAAACTAATAAATCCATTTTTCCCAGAACCACGACCAATCACTATCCATATGTCTTTGAAAAACACATCTGAATTGTCAGCCATTCTAATTCCAACAATACAAGCGAATAAGAATATCTCCCATTCAATCAACTCATAAGGGAAGTATTTTTGTAAAGACAACCCATCTTCAACTCTTTTTTCGTCAAAGATAACATCATCTCTTTCCAACACTGGAATAACAACGTTCTTAATTAACTGCTCTTGTTCCTTACAGTGTTCAATCTCATTGTTTAAGATTTTTTCCATATAAGGATTAAGGTATTTACTATAATGTTTCAGGTTCATCACCACCTGCATCAATTCCCGGCTTTAATTTGAGGAACGTTAGAATACTTCTCATTTCTTTAGTGAGCAATCTCTTTTCCTTTACTAAATCCGCCTTAAATCCTTGTTTTAGCCTAGCGTTTATCTCTTTTAAATTGTCGTAATACTCCATATATTGGTCCACTTGGTCCAACAGATATTTTTCTGTGTTTCCATTCTGTTCAAGAGCCGACAGAATGGCTTCTTTTGTCTCTTTCCTTAACATCATTTCTTTATTTGGTCTTGCCATGTTATCAGCTCCTTTCATAGTTTTTTAGAAAATTTCCAGATGCTTG